TTGCAACTACGGGAGGAAGAATTGGGTATAATGGAAGTGTATTACGAATTGATCAGCAAGAAAACAATGACATAACGTTTAGGACAAATGGTTCAGAAAAAATGCGCATCACATCGGGGGGTGCTGTGGAAATAAAAAATATCGGAGTACCCACTTTAAGATTAAATAATACAGATACTAGTTTAGTAGCGCAAACATTAGGCTCTTTGGAGTATTATCAAAATGATTTAAGTGGATCGGGAGTGGGTGCAGTAGCTAGAATTAATGCGGTAAATGAAAGTAGTTTTCAAGGAGAAGCAGCCTTAACATTTGAAACGGGTACATCTGCAAATATTACCGAACGCCTTCGCATCACATCGTTGGGTAATGTGATAATACAAAATAATAAAATTTATGGAACGGGAGAGTATTTAGGTGCAATATGGGATTCAAATGGAGGCAATACAACTTGGACAATAGGAGATTCTCCCTCTAGTCAATCAAGTTGGAATCTACGAGTAAATACTTCAGCAGCAAAATCGGGAGGTGGTTCTTGGGGTGATAGTTCAGATGGTAGATTAAAAAAAGATATAAAAACCATACAAAATGCATTAGACAAAATAAACAAAATAAATCCCGTAACTTTTGAATGGATTAACCCCGAAGAACATAATAATCAAAATAATATTGGAGGATTTATTGCGCAAGAAATAAAAGAAATTTTTCCGCAATTTATTAATGAAATAAAGGCAGAAGGAAAAGACAAAGATATTGTTGGAGAGAATGAAATAGTATACGGTTTAACACTTCCTTTTAAATTTGATGCATATATTGTAAAATCAATACAAGAACTTCATCAACAAACCCAAGAACAACAAACCATAATAGAAGATTTAAAATCAAGAATTGAAACACTAGAAGGGTAAGTATTACCTACATTATTAAAACAAGAGTAAATTATGAAACAAATAGAACCAATAGATGTTTGGCAGAATGGAACAACGAAAACTGCCGTTAAATTACAAGCACAAGGTACAAGTGTAACCTTGGGACAAGCAGCCTCTTTTTATTGGCAACTGCTAACTGAAGAAAATTATCAAGTCGCAAATGGCAGCCTCGGAATAAGTGGTGAACAATACGAGGCATGGGGTGCTGATGATGATTACGTTTATACAATTATAGCAGAGGATTTAAATTTAGTTATTGTAGGTGATTGGGTTGATCCATCGGTAGACGCATCAGCATGAATTTAGAATTAAAACGATTTAGTTCACAAAGTGATTCTACTTTAGGATTACTTTTTGTGGATGGTGAATTTGAATGCTTTGTTCTTGAAGATGAGAGTAGGGATGTAAAAGTTAAAGGGGAGACAAGGATTCCCTGTGGCTCTTATGACATAAAAAAACGTGAAGTACTAAGTGGATTAACCAAAAAGTATAGGGCAAAATTTGATTGGTTTGATTATCATTTTGAAATACAGGGCGTAAAAAACTTTAACTATGTATATTTGCATATAGGAAATGACACATCAAATTCTGATGGTTGTCTACTCCTAAATAATGGTATTAAATCTAATGCACATGGGTTAAGCCAAGAGAACAACGGCACAGATAGCACATCAGCATTTAAGAGATTATACCAAAAGATGAGTAAAAATGAATGTATAACAATTAATATAACAAACAATGTTTGAGAATAAAACAATCACATTTAAGGAAGCAGAAGATTACCATAGAGGTTTAATTCTGTTAACAAACGCAGTAGAGGCTTCAGAAGAAGGAGTAGGATTTGAATTAACATACCTACTAAGTCAATCACTAAAGAAGATAGAATCTCAAGTTGAATCAATCAATAAGGCTAGGACTAAATTGTATGAGGTTTACGGGACTTTAGATGATAAAGGTGTACTGACACCATTCGATGAGAAACAAGACATTGTAGAGCCTTTAAATAAGGATTTAGAGAAGTTCTTTGCTAAGTCAGATGACTTCACCTTAATTAAGGATAAAATTAAAATAAAGGATATAAAACATCTTAGGATAAAGCCAAGTTTCTTGATTTTATTTGATAAATATCTTGAAGGATTAGAGGAATATGAATGATACAAGTAAGAATGTAAGGGCATATATTTATTCTCAATTAAACGGGAATATAACACACGATGCTAGTGCGGTTTCTGTGGTTGCAAAACCTACGGATCTCACCTCTTATCCTTACATTGTTGTACAATCATCAAATTTTGCTGACGATAGTTTGAAGGATAGGTTTTATGGTGTTCACGAAGTAGAGGTACAAGTTCACACCAAATTTCCTTTAAACTTCGGAGGGCAAGATGATTGTGATGATATATCAAATTCCATATTACAATTAATTAGGACTCATGATGCTAGTTCTGATTTTGGTAGTGACACAATGTTTGTTTTTAAACAAACTAGTCAGAGATACCTAAACGATGATGATGGACAATATGATTATTATACAAAATCCTTATTCTTTGATGCAGATGTAATAAGTAATAGTTAATGAATGGAAGTAGCCTCCTTTTATATATTGATAACGATAAACTTTTATATTCAAAATCTCACAGTTTTTCGTTTAATGGGAGTGAACTTGATATTTCTACTAAGTTATCGGATATATCTGCTATTGAAGAAAGTTACTATTGGGAGTCTGCAAACTTCAATTGGGAACAACTTGATGAAACTTGGGAAGGGATAGCTAGAAGCCAATCAGTTACCGGTTGGAAGGAACATATGATTGGTTCTCGTTCTGCTAGTTTTTCCTCTGAGGGTTTATTCCAAATAAGTACCACATCTCAAACTTGGAATACAACAGATTATTATTGGGAATTATTCAATGTGGATTGGGAGGATGGAGCCATAGAGCCGAATCCATCAACTACTCTAGATGATTTAATTATTACAGGGGAAAAAATAAAATTTGAGATTTTAGATGTAAATCTTAATTCAGTTTTTGTTGGTGTGTGTTATGTATCTAGTTATGAGTTAGTAGCCAATAATGAAGGAGCAATGTTTTACAATACTGATTTTAACATAACAAGTGGAGTTGCATAATTATATCTATTTTTTTATCTATCTTTGAGTTAAAATTAACAATATGGCTGCAATTAACGGAACTTCATTAACCCTTTACATACCCCAAGGAGCAGTAGGCTCAGAAGTATGGATACCAATAGGATTAGCTAAATCAGCTAGTTTATCTATTTCTGCCGACACGCCCGATATATCTACCAAAGACAGTAGTGCTTGGACAGAAGTAATGGCGGGTATAAAAAGTTTTAATATGGATTTTGATGCATTACTTAGTCTTACAGACGATGCTTCTGCAAATGGATTTGTTCCTCTATATTCTTATTTTACTAATAGAACTACTGTAAAAGTAGCTTTTGGAAAAGATGGTTCTTTTTGGTATGGTGATGCAATTATTTCTTCACTAGAACAAAGCGCCGAAGCAGAACAACCGGTAAGTTTTAGTGGTTCTTTAATAGGAACAGGAGCATTAACTTATAGTACTGCAACTCCAATAGCATACCCTTAATGATTAACTAATTAATTAAATTTTATGGCAACAAACAAACACAGAGGTACTTGTATCATTGATATAGGTAACAAAAAAAGAGGAATAGTTTTCAATATGAATACTTATGCAATATTTTGTGAAGGTATGGATATTGAGTTATCTGACATGGATAAAGTGTTTAGTGGTAGGAAACAAACCAAAGCATTATGTTGGTTAATGTATTCGGGATGCATAGCTTATGATGAGAAAAAATCATCAACTATAGACTATGATATACATGATTTCTATGATTGGTGTATGGATCTATCGGCTGATGATACTCAGAAGGTGATGGATACAATGGTTGGTTCTAGGCAATTAGATAATGATTCAAATAATGGTATTGCTAGGAACGTTGTCGAATCAACCAAGGATGATGTAAAAAAAAATTAATCACATTTGACGATTTATTGGATGAAGGAATAGGAACGTTGGGTTTATCACCCGACGTTTTTTGGTTATTAACGTGGGCAGATTTTAATAGATTACTAGAGGCTCATGTGTACAATCATAACCAACATTGGGACAGGACAAGATATCAATCTACTATGATAGCCAATTGTGCTATGGGTAGAAAGAAAACAATAAAACCAAAAGATTTGTTTAAACTACCTCACGATATGGATTCACAAAAGAAAACACCACTACCATCAAAAGAAGAAGTAGACAGGATTAAAAATAGGGCAGTTCAATTGCCTATCTAATATTAATTAAATTTGCTTTATGGCTGAAGAAAAATTAACGCTGAAAACGTACCTAGAATCATCCCAATTCGTAAAAGGTGCGACAAAAATAAAGAAATCATTATCGGGTATAAGTAGTGTTGCAAGTAAGTTTGGAGCAACGCTTTCTACTGTCATGGCAGTCCAAGCGGTTAAAGCTATGGTTACAATGGCGGGTGAGGCTGAGAAGACTGATTTAAGATTTAAAAGAGTCTTTGGATCAATGTCTTCTGAGGTTACTATGTTTTCTTCATCATTATCTACTGATTTAGGAAGAGTTAAGTCTGATATAGAATCGGGAATGGTTTCATTTCAAGCATTCTTTCAAGGGTTAGGTTTTGGAGGACAAGAAGCTATTAAAATGTCTTCAAATATGCAAGCATTGTCTCTTGATTTAGCTTCATTCTTTCAGTTACAGGATTCTAATGCACAAAAACGATTCTTAGCAGCATTAGCCGGTTCTCCCGAAGTTCTTGATCAGTTTGGTATAAACTTAAAAGAAGCAAGATTAGAGCAAGAGTTGCTCAATATGGGCATTACAACAACCGTTCAAAAAACGGATGAGATGACAAAGACACACGCTAGATTGTCTGTAATAATGAAGGCAATGACTGCCAATGGTATTGTTGGTGATGCTAAGAGAACAATGTTTACTTATGCTAACACATTAACAAGGGCAGAAGGCTCATTGAAGGAATTAGCTATATCAATAGGGGATAAATTTATTCCTTTTGCTAAAGAAATGCTTGAGGTGGTTATTAGTGTTTCCAATGGTATTGATAAATTATTTGGTGGTGGAACCAAATTAGCAAAACTTAACGAAGAACAACAGAAGCAATTCCAATTACTAGGCGCTGCATTAGTAGATTCAGAAAAAGGAGCCTCTGATTATGAATTAATATTGAATAAGTTAGTTCTAATGTATCCAAAATTCTTGAAAGGATTAAACAGGGCAACTGTAAGTACGGAGGAATTAGAAAAAAGGGTTTCTGAAATTAATGGTGCATTTGAAACTCAACAAAAAATAGTTGAGAACGGAATTAAGATACAAGAGTTAAAAATAAATTTAACAGAAAAAGAAAACAAAGTCTTATCGCTTAAAGAAGAGATTCAAAAGAACATAGCCAATGGAGAAAAGAAGACTCGTAATGGTGAAGTTGAAAAAAACATAAGACTTAAAGAACAATTAACTGGTTCTATTCGTGGGACAAATGCTACTCTAGATTTAGCAGCAGCAACAAAACAATATAGTGATGCTATTGCGGAAAATGTAAGATTATTAGCATTAAGGGATGTGGTTTTTGATGATACTTTTGGTGGGGAAAAGAAAAATAAAGCAAAGGCTCCGAGAAGCGTTCCATTGGCACCTAGTTTTGGAAAATTAGGTAGTGGTATGCAAATGGTTGACTCTATGGCAATTGCCGGTGATATATCAGAAGCGTTAAAAGAAATACCGGAAAACATAGAGCCAATATCAATACTTTGGAGGGATGTTTTTAGTCTTGATGGTATTGGTTTTGTGACAGAAAAGATATTACAAGATGGAAAACTTATTACTAATACATTTGTTGATTGGAGTGCAACAATAAGTAACGCGCTTTTAGGACTAGCTGATACTATTTCATCAGCGTTTGGTTCGGCAGTTCAACAAACCCTATCGGGAGGCTCTGATTTCAAAACTGCGGTTAGATTGGCTACTAAATCTGCATTAGGTGCAATGGCAGCGGATTTAGCTGCAAAAGCATTGTATTATGGTATCCTTGCAACGGGATTCGGTGCAGCAGCATTTGCAACTATGGGAATGACAGTTCCAATGGGTGTGAGTGCGGGTACGGCAGCAGCCATATTTGGTGCCGGAGCGGTAGCATTAGGTGCAGCAAGTGCAGCAATTAAAGGTGGTGGTGGACGATCCGGCTCAATGTCTACTTCGAGTACAGGAGGTAGTGCTAATAATAGCGGTGGAATTGGAGGAGGCACTTTTGAAGACTTCATGGATTCTATAAGAGGGGAACAAGTATTTAGATTAGCGGGTAATGATTTAGTGACGGCAATTAATAGAACAAATACATTTCAAGGGACAATAGGAGGATAAAAACATATGGCTTTTAGTTATCAAACAAAGTATAAATTAGAGTTTAGAGATATTATTGAAGGAGAGTTTAACCTCTACACTTTATCTATTAAAAAATTACAAGAACCACCCTTTAGCGAGGTAACCTCTTTAACGGGAACAGGGAATCCGATAACACTTGATTATAACTTAGTTCAAGATGATATTTTATCCCCATTTAGATCAAGCTACTTGGATATTTCTTTTTATAAGGAAAACTTATCTGATGATTTTTCTGATTTATTCATATCTGAAAATAAACAATTTGAAGTTGAGTTGAAAAAGAATAATGTTTTGTTTTGGCAAGGTTGGATAAGTTCACAATTAACTTCAGAACCATTTTTTTCACCTCCATACGTTATAAAATTAAGAGCGTATGATGGATTGCATTTATTAAAGGAAATTCCATACTTTGACAGTACAGATGTTTTTCAAGCTACATCTAATTTATTTAATGATAGATATGGCTATCATAGTCTTACGGACATTATAGAGAAATGCATTTATAATACAGGAGTTCTTAATGATGTTAATTATTTTATTTTTGTAAAAAATACTAATACTACAAATTATTTTAGCGACTTTGTAGGGAAAACAAGAGTTCACCATCAAACATTTTTGAATGGGGAATCAGACTCCATGAATATGCAAGAGGTTCTAAAGAAAGTTCTAGAGGCTTTAGGTGCAACAATATATCAGAGAGACGGTTCTTGGTGTATTGTTAAGATTTCTGATTTTACGGATCCATTACTAAGTGTAGTGAAAGAAAGGAGTTCTTGGAGAGCGGATGCGGTTCCGACTGCTACAAATTATATACTAACAAGCGAGACACATTCATCGAATAAGGATAACATATCTCAAGAGGTTGATTTTCTTCAGATTGATAATAGCGCTCTTTTGACTCTTCAATATCCATTAAAGGATGTTATTATAAGTCAAGATTTTGATCATAATATGATTACTGATACAACTATTGATTCAGTAAAGGATTTAGGTGCATCAGCACCCTCCGGTGAGTTTTTGTTTACTGAGTGGGATGCAAGTGGTGCCGTTGAAGCCGTTGTATTAAGAAGTGAGGACAACCAAAGTCAAGCAAAAGACTTAAACAAATCATTTATAGAGGTTGATTTACAAGTTAATTCTTTGGATTTAAACTTTAATGATGAAGCGCTATATTACCCCGTTACTCATGATTGCACTATTGATTCATCCACCATTAGTGGACTTAAAGCTGAAGCAAGGATTCGTCCACTAGGAAGAAGCCAAGTTGATAATGAGGCAGCAGCGGTAATTTTCTCACCAAAGTTGATATGGACGGATGCCGGTACTCCTTATGCAAAAGGATTTGGAATAGGTGGTGTTACAAGAAATTTTGTATTATCCTCCTATAGTCCAACTACTCTTCCTCCTCAAGCTAATATTGTTAATGATTACGAATTAAGTATTGGTACCGCTAATTATGCTCCCGAACTTACTAAATCAAATTTAATAATAACCGCATCTAATAGTTCAAATTATGTGGTTACTATATCAACCTCTGCTTATCCTACTTGGTATGTAAGTGGAACGCTTTCGGGTTCACATACAATAACTAAGGCAGATTTTACGGGTACACTTCCACTAGGTAAGATGTCTCCCGCTGAGTATAGCGTTAGCATTGAAACAACTTCTGCAAACATAACATCAATTGAATGGGACATTGAGGGAGTTATTAACGGTAGTGGTGGTGGAACAAGTCCTTGGACTGCTAAGTGGTTAGGTATTCCGAATGTGGCAAATAAAGATACTACTGAGATTGCTGCCAATGCATTTAATAAGGATTTTAATGAATCTCAAGGAGATTACGCAGCAGCTAGAATAGTAACAAATAAAATAAATGATTGGATTTCTTGTGAAATTACTGCTTCAGATGGTTGGGTTAATAACATAGATTCACTAAAAGTTCAAATGTTTATTTTTGGTGGTGCTAAATTTTTAGATGCTAGTGGATCTTATTTTTCATTTCCATACACCAACACATATGATGTTAGCTATACTAATATAAAAATGATTCCATTGGTTACTTCTTCTAAGTTTATTCCAAAAAAACAAGAATATACAATATCACAAGACATTGGGTATAGCAATAAGAAAACAAAAAAAATTGGAATAGGCTCCGGATTATTTAATACAGGCTCTGATATATTTGTAGGATTTCCTTCAGATGTATCCTCGGATGCAAAAAAGAGTTGGACAGATTGGAGTGATACATTATTAACTAATACTACTATGCAGCACTTATTGGCTGCTTCTTACATGAAATTATATAATATACCCGTTAGAAGGTTAGATGGTGTTCATTATGGTAATTATAAATATGGTGATAGGTTGGTTTTAAAGGTTAACGGATCTACAGAAACACTAAATGGGAGCCAAGGTAAATTCTTTCCAATGAAAGTTAGTATAGACTTAAAAATAGCTAAGACAAAATTTAGCGGTGATGATTTGATAAATAATTACGGAAGTACTTTGTTTTCTAATTCAACTAAAACAATAAAATGGATTGGTGATAATGGTATTACTGAAACAGAAACTTTAACTTAATTTTTTTTTGGATTTGTAGAAATCTTTATTTAGCATTGTACAGTTAAATAAATTTTTCACTAAACAAGAAAGAATGAACAAATCAATAAATGAAAAGCTATTTGCTCTTCAGAATGAGATTGGGGCAATTAGCAAGGATGCTAAAAATCCCTTTTATAAGAGTAAATATTTTGATATTAATTCACTAATAAAGCAATTACAACCTCTATTAGAAAAACATAGGTTACTGTTACTACAACCACCAAAAGCAGATGGTGATGTATTGGTTTATACCTATATTTTTTGTGTTGATAGTGGTGAGTTTGTTGAGGCTTCTATGAAATTACCCGATTTAGCTGATATACAGAAGTTGGGAGGAGCAGTAACATATTTGCGTAGGTGCACGTTGAGTAGTCTTCTCGGCTTACAGTCTGAGGATGATGACGGTAATGCAGCAAGTAATGCTAGTGCTAAACCTTCTGCCCCAAAGGCAAAGAATAAGCTAAGTAAGGATAGGTTTGATAATGCGGTAAAGCAATACAAAACTAATCCCGAATACATTAAAGATAATTTAAGGAAATACACCTTAGATGAAGTTCAATTAAATATTTTAAGTAAAAACAAAATAGTTCTATAATTATGGCTGATTTATATTTAGTAAAGTTAAATCTAGAGGCTTTAGAAGCCTTAAAGGATAAAGCATGGAAGGGTAAGAACCTTGATGTTGCAGTATGGATTAATGATGATGTTGATCATACTGATGATAATGAGAATTGGAAAGCAATTTCTATTTCTCACGGGAACAAGAAGAAAGGTGAGGCGGTTGTTTATGTAGGCAACGGTAAGAAGTTTGTTAATGACAATAACCCTCCTTTTTAATGTTTGAGATAGTAAAGCAACTGCCTAATCTATCTAATAATTTATATCATTCAGTGGGGACGGAGATTATTTCTTCGTCCTTTCTGAAGGGTGTATACAAGCATTCGGTAAGTAGGGCAAAAATACCTTTAGAGCCAAATGATGCTTTAACCTTTGGAACGCAATTTCACGATATATGTGAATTAGGGACAAAAGAGTTCAATAAGATGTATTCTGTTATTCCCGATGATTGTTCCAATAAACGAACTAAGTTGTACAAGGAGTTTATAAAGGATAACCCAAATGCCTTAACAAAGGGTGATTCTGTTAGACTAAGTAGAATGTACGATAACCTAAACTCAAATGAATTTTACAGGAGTTTGGAGGATAATTATGATGCTCATTCAGAGCATAGCTTTTATGCTAAGAGAGATGGATTAGATTTTCGTATTCGTCCGGACAAGCATTATACCTACAATAGTGAGATACTGCACGTTGTTGATTTTAAAACAACAGGAGATTGCAGTACGTTTAAATTTGATATGTTAAAATATGGATATGATTTACAAGCGGTTTTTTATGCGGATGTTCTTGGGATTAATCCCGCTGATTTTTATTTTATTGCTATCGAAAAGACATATCCGTACACGTGTCAAGTCTTTGGATTG